AGCGGGGCCCCTCGGCGAAATTCCAACGGAGAGAAGCCGTGAATACGGCATGCTGGGCTACTTGCTCATGTGGTTCGTGGCTGGAGTCAGCCACGGTGCAAACGTGACCGTTCGCCTTGTGCAAACATTGTGGACGATGTGCGTTGCCGCGTGGTACTGGAGTCCGGTTCAGTCAGTGTGGAGTTTCGGGAAAGCTCTGTCCTGGGGTTTCTTAACCCTAGAATGGAATGATTTGGCATACTGGAGCGTGGATAACATCGCTTTGTGTGTCACCGGAATCCTAGGTGTCATAGTGATGGCTTACGCGTGTGTTTGCGGTTTGCTGTTGCTACTCAAGATAACACGATTTCTGTTTGACCTTGTTCTGGGGTTGTTCAGGTTCGCGTGCGCTCCCAAGAAGTGGGTCAGAGTCTTCCTTGACAGTTGGAAGGGTCTGGACCACTTAGGGCTATTGGGGAAAGTAATAATGATCCTCGAAAGCCCACGCACTTTCTTGAGTTACAGATCTATCGAGGTCCACACGCTTCGACAGATTCAAGAGGGGAATGCCATGTCATACTTAATTGGTGACACTGGCCTAACGTCTAAGAAGTTCCCGGGAGGGAATGTTAAAGGCGTCAAGAATGAGGCACGGTTACCTGGCAGCGATGTCAGGTTGGCTGAAAATAATTCTTGCCCCGGATTGGTTGCGTTTGTGTGCGAGGGCATCGTTATTGGAAATGGCTTTAGAGCCAGGTTCAATGGCGGTAGCTACTTGGTGACCAATTGCCATGTTTTGCGAGAAACGCGTGATGCGATGATGCAAGGCAAGGTGGTTGGTCTGGGACGCATCAATAAAAGAACCGGAAAATGGGATTTGGTCTCTGTTAGTGAAAAGTGGCCAAAGCCTGAAATTGAAAGTTTTGCAATGGACGTTGCTCTAATGCAGTTGCCACAATCAGTGTGGTCTGTAATTGGAGCTAGGGAGGTCAATATAGCAAAAGAAATGGGCCCTGAAGCGCCTGTGCGTCTTGACGCATGGATGGAAGATGGGGTCTATGGATCTGCTGGGGTTGCGGTTGAAATTAATACCCATCCCGGTAACCCTTATTGCATTCGGTATACGTGCTCTACCTTGGATGGTTGGAGCGGCGCTCCCGTAATGAGCAATAACGAAGCAGTGGGAATTCATCGCCAGTCATCGATTGGCTATAATGAGGGCACTGCTTTGTGTTGGTTACATGACCTTTTTGCGGCCTACTCCCGTAAAGGGAAAGTAAGAAACGAGTCCAATTTTGGTAATCGTACCAGGATGTCGGACGAGGAGTATGAAAAGTGGCGCATGTTCCGTCGGATGGAGGAAGAAACCGAGGAGGAACTTCGTAAAGATGAGGACTACAATCGTGTACGTGACTCATGGGACGATGATAACTTCGCGGAAAATTTCGTTAAATTCCTGCGTAAAAACGGGAAAGCGGCTTCTGAAATTGATATCGCCGGTAGAGGCCGAGCGGTAGTTTGGTCCGACGGGAAGAACCGAAAAGTCCATTTGATAAATAAGGGCCATGATGCGGATAAAACCTTTTGGGATGATTACGCAACAAATGGTTGGGTAGCAGATTATGATTATAACACGGAAGTGGATCAAAAACTACTCGATGCCGAAGGGAGTGTGATAGCTCGACTCGGTACCCGAAAGAATCGTAAACGAGATGTTCATGAGGTGGAGGAATTCGCCGGTGAACGTGCTGGGTTTTATAACAGCAAGTCTCGAGGCCACAATGAATCGGCATCGCCGATCGTGGTCAAGTCAACTGAAGAACCTGAATTGGTTTTGAGGGTGAAAGCCCTTGAGAGTAAGTTGGCGGAAAAGGATTCGATTATCAGCAATTTGCTGATTCAGCTTGGTGAGCGAGTAAGTAATGAAAGCAAAACTGTAGCTGATGATGCGATTGAGCAAAACAATCATGAATTGGAGTCTCGACGACAGCAAGTTGAGACTCTCGCCGCAAATTTTACACAAGGGGTTCCAGAGAGGAAATCCATGGTCCAGGAGACTATGGTAAGTACTACTGGGGCCCCCGTGTTGCCAGCGGCGTCCGGTTCATGCCCGCCTGTGGAATGGTCGCAACAGTTCGAAGGCGCCATCAAGCGCATCGGAAGCGAATTTCTGAGTCGTATAGAGAAGCGGCTAGAAAGATTAGAGGTCTCTCAGAGCTCGCGTGGCCAGATCGGTCAGCAGCGAGCGAATTCTATTCCCTCGAAGTCCAATTCCAAGAGAGGCGGGAATCAACCCGACAACCGACCGAAGAAGAACTCCGGACAGTCAAAGAACGGCTCTGTAAAGAGTACCCCCAAACAAAAGGGAGTGAAGTTCTTAGACAACTCGCAGAGTACGGAGTCAAATTCCGTAAAGCACTCATCTCCAAAGTTGGAGAGCAAAAGTTCCGACAATGGGACGGTTGTGAGCGCAGATCGGATGAATCAATTGGAGGAGAAGTTCGAGAAACTACTCGACAAAATGACCATACCGAAAACTCCCGAGAAATCGCAGAGTCAGTTAGGGAAGTCAGACTCCACTTCGGGCAAGAAGAGGAAGCGCTCAAAGAAGCGCTCCGCCCCCTCGTCTTAAAAGCACTATGTGATGTTGACCCGGATTCATCACCGGGGGTGCCCTATATGCAATGGGCACAAGACAATGCCGGTTTACTGGCTAGTTTTCAAGACTTAGTGATAGAGTGGGTATTAAATAGGTTGTTGCGGTTAGCCAGGGTCAGTGAATCACAGTGCGCTGATATGTCTCCTGAAACTAGAGTGAAGGAGAATCTTGTTGACCCCATCCGACTTTTCGTAAAGAATGAGCTTCATAAGCTCAAGAAAATACGTAGTGGTGGGGTTAGGTTAATTTGGTCCATTTCAATTGTGGACCAGTTGATCGAGCGGATATTCTACAACGAACAGAACAAACTTGAAATAGATCGTTGGATTGAAGTCCCCAGCAAGCCTGGTATGCCTTTGAATGAGGAAGGCTTTAAAGAACTCTATAACAAACTGAAGCAGTGGAAGCGACCTCGGTCGTCTGATATGTCTGGGTGGGACTTGAGTGTCCAACCTTGGCAACTGCACTTAGATAGCGATGTGAGAGCAGATTTGCAATCAGCTCCCCCAAGTTTGCGGGGTTTATTTCACGTGCAGACTCACACAATGGGTTCCGTTGTGGTAGTGCTATCTAATGGCCTGATGTTAGCCCTGGAATTGACAGGTGTGATGAAATCAGGTAGGTTTGTTACTTCATCCACGAATAGCCGGATTCGTGCTGCTACTGCTTACTTGCTTGGCGCGCGAGAAGTGGTTAGCATGGGAGATGACTGTGAAGAAGATTCCGACATGAGTGCGATAGAGGCAGAGCAACGATATGGCGAGTTGGGACACGCCATAAAGGATTGGAGCGATGAGTTTCAGTTCTGTTCTCGACGCTTTGGTGAGTGGGGTTGTTACCTCACATCATTTGCCAAAGTAACCGGTAAGTACTTGTCGGGCGAACCCAGCCTCGAAAAGAGCGTACAATGGATGCAGGATACTCGAGGGAATCCTGAACAAACCGTTGCGCTGGTGGCCATAAGGGGGACACGCTGGGACCCCCAAATCCTGCTAAGTAGCAGTTATGGCCCGCAAATCGAGACAAGCCGGTACCAAGAGCAAGCCGAAAAGCGCTCAAAAGCGCTCGGCCCCTTCCAGCCATAAACAGCAGGAAGGGGGGTTTTGGGATGGGGTGGGCTCCATCCTCAAGTCAGCATTCAAGGCTGGCAAGACTCTGTACCCATTATTAAGCCCACTACTGGCGAAGGACGAGAATGGCAAAACTCGTTCACAATTGAAAGGTTTGGGAAATGGTGGTGCTCCTTTGGCACTACACAATTCAGTCTCGTTGTCATTCCCGACGGCCTATGGGTCGGCGCATCATCGCGACTTTGGTCACGGAATGTCACTGGTCGGATCAGACTTCATAGCAGCGCTTGAAGTCCCGGCAACGTGTGAGCAGGGAACAATCCTGCTAAATCAACGAATACAACCCTCACTGTTCACGAATACTCGCCTAGCGCAATTTGCACCGCTCTTTGAGCGGTATAAGTTTAAGCGCCTGGTGTTCATTTATGAACCAATCGCCAACGCCACGGACACGGGTCAAGTAATTGGCTTAGTGGACTTGGATCCATCAGACGTTTGGGACGCGTCTGCTGGTCTCACCAACGTGAGGCGCGCAGCCTCATATGCTGGTAACATGTCGCACCAAGTTTGGGATTGTGGAACGTACTTGGGGGGGTCTTCGGATCCCTTCACGGACTTGTACACTAACCCAGCTGGTACAGACATCCGCATGACTGATGCGGGCCAATTGGTGATTTTGGCAGGCAGCAGCACTTCAATAAGTGCTGGCTCACCCATGGGCAACATCTATATGATGTACGAGGTTGAGTTTTATCTGTCCTGCCTGGACCCCGCTCAAGCGCTTAATATAGTGGGGTCCTTTTATTGGAGCGGCACATCAGCCAATGCCACCCCAATCCCTGACAACATCACACAAAACTGGAATTCGTTAGGTGCTGAGATACAATCTTCTTCAGGTGGTGCCTCGGTTATCAACGTGCCAGTAGTCAGAGGCGGTAGGTATATTATATCTGCCGCTTTTGGTGGAACAAATCCGGTCGTTACAGTGTCGCCCTCAACGGGCTTCACAATTGACTCGCTAGACAACACATGCAATACTGCAGCGTTGACAAGCACGGATAAAGGTTGTTATGCCACAGAGACTGGAACGGAAACGATCTTGTGTACATATGTCAGCGGCACAATTACGAGTGCCTTCCTGATGGTGTCACGAGCAGATCCAATTCAGTTGACCGAAGGAGTAGTCAGTTTCCAGCAAGAAATATTGACGCTCAAAGGACAGCTAGCTGATCTGAAACGAGAACTCGCGCAAGTTGAGATTCGTGATGATCCTGATTCCGAGATGGAGTCAGTGAGTGTCGTGTCAGTTTTAAAACCGATGCGCCGCCGCTAGCTTGGCTGCGACAAGGAAAAGTCGTTAACACCCGTGTACGCCCCACGTAATATTGGCGCAGAGGACAACTAGTAAACCCGCTTACTACAAATTAGTGAAGGTAAGTGTACCAGATCAATGGAAGTAGTCCGTGATCGATTCCTGAGTGATGGATGGGAATGCGTGGAAGATCTTGTGGGTGGTGACACCGATAGTAATCCTGTGTTTGTGCGTATGCGCTTCACACTGGGAGTCTATCCGAGTCTACCGAGGCAGATCAATGATAGGCAGTATGCCTATGACTTCTACATCAATACGTTTGCTGCAGAGGCCCGCTACCAATTCGGAAACTCCCCCGCCTATGGTGTATCCTGGCATCAGTCGCGCGAGGGTTTCACAGTCCCCATATTTCTGTTTGATCAACGAGAATGGTGCGACTGTTCACTTAAACCCGTGATCCACGTGTTGTGGGTGAGGTTGTCTCACTCGCCGTGGGCCGGAACAGTCATGTTCCAACGAACAAATCTCCCAGCTTTGCCGCAGGGAGGGTCGTGGGTGCTAGACGAGCCGGCTCGAACCGCGTGGTTTGCTGGACAAAGGGAATTTAACACGATGGCCCAAGATGGCTTCCCAGAAACGACTCGGAGTTCGTTTCTATTTGAGTCCGATTCAAAGTACTCAGATTGGTTAGAGGACAACAAATCGATGGTGGCGAAAGTACTGTCGAATTTGGCGACCTCGCCAGGGATGATCTACTACAACAATCTTTGTTTCCTTGCAGACGCCCCAGGGCGTGGTGCTTGGGACGAAGGTCGATCGGAAATCTCGTGGCATTTTGAAAAAGCCGTGAACGATCGACCATCCATTGAACGCCGAGAGGCGAAATGGCATGATTGGCACACCGACCGAATAATGTTCGGTCCAGGACTCGAGGGGTGTAAACCCGGAGCTATGGTGTGTGTAGAAGAGGACCGATGCGAAATAGTGCCCAGCATTCCTATATATGCTGCGTGCGGAAATTTCTCGCTGACGCGCATGCCGTATGAGCGCCAGCGACCTGACACTTGGAGAACTGACGTGGATGTCTTTAATCTATCCCAGTGTAGGCGCATCTACTACATTCCATTTAAAATAAGCTTGTTTAACCGACTTGCGTTGAAAGAGCACATAAGCGACTATCGCCTTCGCACTGAATTCATCAGAAGCGAATATGAGGCTAGTCAAAATCAACTCTATCAGCTGCAATGCGGCTACTTGGGGCAAGAGGGTGAGCGTGATCGACTTGAACAACCAAAAGAGCTCATCCAACTTTGGCCCATGCGCCTGTCAGATCCAGATAATATTCGTTCAGCGCTAATTCCAGCGCAGACGAAGTGGACACCCCACGTGATGCGGAGACCCAACTCGAAACCCGCGTCGAAGAAGCGTGGTCGTGACCTGCTGGAGAAATACAACTGTCTGTGTGACCGATTCGATCAAATCGAACATCAGCGATATTGCGATGAAAACTGCAACAGTGAAGGTTGCAACAAACACCCAGAGTTGTTTTCTGGGTATTTGTCCGCAATGGGTCGGTGCATAAAATTGACAGGGAATCAACGCTTAGTCTTAACTCGAGTGTGGCATGCGCTGAAGGAAATTCGGCGCAGTGACGCAATCGAATACAAACGGCAAAAGACCAGTTGTTAAGACCTGGTCTAAGAGGTGGTACACAATTACAGACGATAACTGTAACCTAGTAGAGTACCTGAAACTATCCCAATGGTGGTGTTAAAACTACAGTTGATAACTGTGACCTGGAAAGGAAGAACACCTGAAACCATCCCACGAG